CCATCCATAGTCAAATCTGCTGTCATATCTCCTGCAAGATCGTGCCACTCAAGCACAGTTGTTCCCATTGCATTGCCAAGGTCATAAGTCAAACCATTGGAAACTAAATCTGCAACACCATTTAATCTGGTCTCACTGATTTTTAACACTGCTTCGTCAAGATGTTTCCATTCGTCCCTTCTAAGGGTAGCTGCGTTAGCTTGGATATTTTTATAACTCTTCGGGTCTTTTGAATCTCCACCGACATAAACAGTTATGTAAGCAAGGCCATCTCTCCCAATCCAAGGGCGCATATTCCCAGGGTTCATTTTGCCAGCACCTGACATATAAGCTGCAACATCTCCTATCGCCTGGCCTCCGGGTGTAATTATATCAATCATTTGCTTTTTCTCCTTTTTGTAATTAAACTACTCTAACTATAATCCTACCTGACGGATCAGCTCCACTTGAACCTGACATATCAACCGCCTCAAGAGCAACGGCAACAACTGAATCAGGATATGTTGCTGACCCTGCGGCCTCAGCTACCGCTTTCTGTAAATATCCATCACCGTTAGACTCCAACGGATCGCCTTTTGCCACATTTTCTCCATCTGAAAGAAGTGCATAAACCTGATCACCTCTATATGGAATCCAGCATTGCACCTGATCACCTGATGCGTAAGCGTCCGATATACCCTCGCCCTCCAGTTCATTTTCAAGTGCAAACATTTTTTCTGCAAATTCACCCACGCTTGAATGAGCCTGGACTTTACCTGCGCTGGTGTACTCAATGAGCATCCCAGGAGTAATAGCGGCGGCTGCCTCGTATTCCTCAACCACATCTGAGTATTTTTTTACCTTAATCGTGTTTAATGCCATTTCAAATCCTCCTTTTTACACTTGAACACCAGGCGGTAGTAACATTTCGTCTGATGTATTAATTGTTGGTGTCACGCCGTTTGCTTCATAACTGACCGGAGCCTTAATCGAATCTGCAATTTTCTGCAATGTGGCAGTGTCCTGAGAGTTTAAGTCTTCCTCAGTCCATGATTTCTGAGCCTGATTTGTTACGATATGAGCAATGACCTCTTTTCTGTGATTATCGTATAGCTTCTGGCCATACTCAAATTGTCCCTTCAACTCTTCTGGCAATAAAGTCGCAAATGTCTTCATATCAGACACTTTTTCCTTTAATGCCTGCAATGCTGCATTTTCGTCAATCTGTGGCGTACCCTTTTTTAGCTCTGCTATCTCGGCTTCGAGAGTAGTTATCTTCTCATTGGCTGTTATTTTCTCAGCGTCAGTTGATTTTAACATCTCAGATGCTTCAATACCGGCCTTAGCACAAGTTAACAATTTGTCAATTTGTGCATCTTCCATTGTTTTTAACCATGGCTTATCATCTTCTGTATATAGAGATGTCATGGTTAAAAGTTCCTTAACTTTATCCATTGGTGTTCCTCCCTGATTTGTTATAATTTTTCTATATTTTACCTCTTTAACCACTTCCACTATTTCATTGTCAAACTGTACCTCCCCATTGTTAATTTGATATCCTTGTTTAAAATATTTGCAATCGCCGTTGTTTTCTTTCTTATAAATAAATGTCCCATCGTCATAAACTTCTTCTAAATAATATTGGATTTGCTCTGTGTCCATTGCGTACAATTTGTCACGCACCAAAGACACGGCCTCCACCAATCCTTCTGCATTGGTTCTGATACCGCAACCGTCCAGCCACGAACACGCACCCTGTTCATCCGGCAATAAGGCCAAATGATCAGGTCTGTAATTTTTCGCTATGGCTGTATAGTTTTCAGTTCCCCATTGTCCTGGTGTCGGTTCATCTTCCGAGAATACGCCCACGCTAACATCAAGAGGTTTCTGTTGCATGATATAAGCATAGGCCAGCGGTGATATCTGTTTCAATTTCTGCACACTCGCCCAAACTTCACCGTGTAATTTTATGCCGTCCATCCTGGTATGATACACACGGCCAACAGTATTTTTATCAATCACGCCTGGGGAATTAGCGGATATTGGCTGCCCTTCGTTTGTCGGGTGTCCTATGACTACTGGTATCCCGTTCCATGCGGCAGGGAATTTAGATAATTCCTCAACTGTATGTAAAATAGCACCAGCACTGCCATTATGTACGCCCTCCACCATCATAATGACAGGTATGATTAGATGTGGTTCGCCTTGATGTGTTTCTGTCCTGATATTGTAATTGTTAACTTGCATGTATTGATTAAATACTGGTTTCATTTATTTCTCCTTTTTTTGTGGAAGTGCCATACAACGACAGTGCGGATGCAAGGGGATCATACCCCTAATTTCATCTAATGAAAAAACACGGCCTTCTAACGCTTGGCAATCAGGGCAAACATTATATCCAGCCGTCACCCATTCAGCCTGTACGGACACGCCCTCAACTTCCCAGTTTTCATATTCCTGGATTGTGCCTAAATGATGCGCCCTGATAATTTCTGTCCTTGCCAGCATTTTTGCCCTGCGTTCTGCTGGGATAAATCTGCCAAGGGTATCAGTCATGCTCAAATCACCCACCGGCCCCGATATGGTTTTATTTAATATTTCAGCTAACTTTAAGGGATTTTTGCCATCAATAATCCCCTGAGCCAGCACACGACTAATTTGTGTGTCCATTTGGGATGTAATGCCTGTTAATTCTTGGAATACTCTACTGTAAAGCACACCTGCTCTATCTATATGTACAGGAGTTGATATTACGGCAGCGATTCCGCCGGATGCCGCTATTGTTGGCACGCTGTAACCTGCCTTTGTCATTTCTGTTCTGGCTCTCGCAACACCCCTTTCATAAGCACTCTTTATATAAGTGTTTGTCCATGCCTGTTCTATCGGCTGGCCTATTGTTTGCATTGTGCCTATTTCCAGGATGCCTTGTGCTTCTTGCTTTCTAAGCCAAGTCATAAATTCATTTATTTTGTCTTCACTGCGCAACAAAGACACCCGGAACTCATCACCTGATAGCCCAAAAAAGTCCTGATCAACTATAACCTTACGGATTGCACCTCTCAACGCCCTAAATTTTACGTTCATAGCCCTGGTAAACGCATTGCGCAACTCAGTTGTTCTGGTTGGATCATATTTTATGATCCTGCCATACGTTGTCGGTTTCGCTGTTTGTATTTGAGTAATCAATCGTCTTCCTTCATTGCTGAATCTTGCAGAGTTTCGATCATTTCAATTTGTGCTGCATCCAACCCAAGGAAATATTTATAAAATGCTTTAGGAGGAATAATTACCTCTGCCATTGGATTAGATACATATTGATTCACTGCCTCGGCTCGGATCTTGCCAACGTCGGCTTTTTCTTTGTCTGTTTTTTCGAACAGTGACTGCCATACTATTTCATAGCTCTCATCCACAGCAAAAGGTAAAACGCCAAAAGATTGGCACTTTGCTATGAAAGGTCGCAATATTTGCGAATTATTATAATTCTCACGCCTGGCTTGTAATAATGAATACCATGATGTGATATCCTGTGTGCTGGCTAATTCCCCACGTTCACTACCCGTTAGGATTCTTTTTGGTATTCCGGTTTGGGCTGAGATCATCTGTATTTGGACATCTACATGGCTTGATGGGTCTGACACCTGAGTTTCTAACGACTGGATATCCATACCCCTTGCGATTAAAAAACGGCGTAAATTATGTTCATATTCATCGAGCTGATCCTGTAAATCGTCCTCATCCTCCTGTGTCATGGTGAAACCATCTTCAACTTTACCCTGATATCCCGGCCTTGCCCCACGCCAAAACATCTCAGCGTCACCACCAACCAATTTTTCAAGATCAAATAGTCTGTTATATATCGGTTCTAATCGTGACTGACCTATAACATCGCCCTCTAATATGTCACCTGTGACGTGTAATATCCGTGTATGATGCACTTTAAAATCAACAATGCTGGCAGAATCACCCTGAGTTAATGAAACTGTGTAATATTTAGGCATATTATAACGTGGGTTAGAAGTGTCTTTTTCCCATTCGGTTATTGTTGCACTGCCCTCGCCTAATGGTCTAAGGTACATTAATTTAGCTTTATTGGATGCAGGAGAAGCAAAGTCTTCTTTTTTTGCAACGTCATTCAACCCAAAAAGCATCACGCCATAAGAACCTATCCCGACAAGTTTATCAAGTTTGATTAATTTTTCTAAAACTTTTAACTCTGGATGACAAATTAAACTTTTCCACGCCGACTCTAATGGTGTTTGCTCTGAATCTGTGGCCTCCTGGATTAAACAACCGCCATGCCATGAGCCATCAACAGGTTTGTCGATAACAGCCCTGGCAATGTCCTGCCTGGCATATCTTGTGGCAAAATCTTCATAAGACAATGTAAGGGGATAGCCCAACGCTTCATATATGTCTCGGCTGTATGTTCCTATATTTGTCCCGTATTGCTGGCCTAATTGCCCAGACAGTGTTGCCCTGGAGACTAACTCGGACAATACTTGTAATCGTGCTATTTGTTCTTTTTTGTTTTTTGGCATATAAATTACCTTCTTTTATTAAATAGCATCCCTGCTCGCTTCTCACCATTTATGAATGTGACCTCAACAGCGGTCATAAGGGCATCAAAATCATCATCAAATTCACTGCTGGGGAATTCTCTGGCCTCTTTGGTTATATTGTCCACTCCTGAGATATCTGCATTTAACATAACTTTTCCAGCCTCAATATATGGAGCAACATCCTCAGCTCTTAAAATTTTATCTACACTTCTTGGCACTTCAAAAATTTTCATTTTCTTTTTTTTCAATTCCTGTATTAATCCTGTGCCGGAAGATTTGTCTTCAATATACATACCTCTTAATATCGGATCAGTTAAATTAATCCGCTTTGTGTCATGCTTTTTGTAAAAAACTTCTGCTTCCTTTCTCAGTGCTGGGGATTCCAACTTTGCCCTCATTTTATCCAATAAATATATTTTCCCCTCTGCATAACCCCAGCAATGAAACGCTGTCCAATCATTATGAGTTTTTGCCTTTTGTGCTGTATCTGCTGTGATGAATTTATATTTTATCTGAGGTAGAACTTTCCACCAACCCCACCAATCGTCTTTTATAATATTTCCACCTGTTATAGTCGGATTGCCCTGATATAGAGACTCCCAGCTGGATGCTGCCATTAAAGTTTTTTTATTATTCAAAAACTCTAATGACTTTAGTTTTGGGAATAGAGGTTCACCCTCTGCCCTGTGTATTTCGTCATGTGTTGATATGGCGGGATAGTTAATGATTTTTACCGGTATGTCTATATTTTTATAAAGATCCTGTAATCTGGCGATAATGTCATGAGTTGTCCATCTGGTTGCAATAATCAACAATCCGGCATATTCTGAAAATCGAGTGCTAAAGTCATCTGTGAACCAATCCCAAATCTTTTGACTCCATCCTGGGCTATTGGCTTGCTCTCTTCCTTTAACTGCGTCATCGATAAGCCCCACGTCAAGGCTCTCTCCGGTAATACTGCCTCCAACAGTAGTATTCCTAAATTCACCACCGGTCAATTTATTGTCACCATCAACCAATTCTATATGCCTGCTGGTTTTTTTAGCATCTCCCTTGATTTCACAGGTTGACACATTTGGAAATATTTTTCTATATTTTGGATTGCCTAAACAACGCTGCAAATATAAATTGCATCTGACACCCAAAATGTCTGAGTAGCTGGCAAATATGAGTTTTAACTCAGGCCAGACACCGACCAACCATGACACAAAATCCATTACTGTCCAGGATTTACCATGCTGTGGAGGAGTTTGGACTATAAGTATCGGCCTGAGTCCATTTTTTAAATCAATATAGAATTGTTGAAATTGTTGCGCCAAGTCAGTCATAAACCAGCCATCTATATATTGCTCAGCCCTGATATATTTTCGATATGCTAAAAAATTGACTCTTGATTTTTCAATCCACCAATTTTCCAGCATATCAATGTCATGTTGGGTCATGCCTGACATATATCACTCCTCAATATCTGAGATACCTATTTCAGGGATGGGGATGCCTCGTTTTTTTAATTCGTCCGTATAATTAAAACTGGTTGTTTGTGTGTTTGTGACCACGACATCAGGATTAGCTTTTTCAATATAGCCACGTTTTTTACCTAAGCATTTCAAATAAAAACATATTGCGCCAAGGTCTTCATTTTTTATTTTTGTGATTAGTTTGGATTCGGTTAAGTCGAGGAGGGCATATTGAATCTCTTCACGTTTTTTTTGCAGACGTTCTGATTTTCGTATTCTGTGAGATAATGCACTTTGGGATATACCTAATTTTTTAGCAGCGTATGACACAAAACCGCCTGTGGCTTCCAATGCATCTTCTATCTGTGTTATAGTCACTGCCATGTTATCACTTTTATGTATGATTTTTATGTGAATGTTACATTTTTGTAACTTTTACCACAAAAAATACATTAATGTAACTTTATCTCAATTT